CAAGATGGAAGCGACGGGTAGCGCCGGCACACAGCCGCGCGCACGGTCTTCTTCTGCGACGGGGTGCCGTGCTGCGACACCCGCGCAAGCGCATTGGAGGCGTGTTTTCGATCGTGAATTGGATAAGCACGTTTGCCCTTCAGGGCAAAACTGCTTTTCGGCATGCGTTTACGAGAACGAGAGGATAACTTAGCCATGACATCACCACATCTTTAAGCGAAGCACCCCGCCGTCAGCGTCAGAGGGATCGACTGGCGCATCGGTCATCAGATCTTCCACGGCGTACCTGACCGCATCCCAGCCGTGATTATGCGCGTCGACCGGCGTGCTCAGCACTTTGCCGGTCAGCTTGTCGGTCATCCAGGAATACAGCCGGGCTTCCTCGCGCATCGCTTCGCAGCGCGGATCGATGACGATCTCGTAGCCCTGCAGGAAATTGATCCCGGCCTTGACCGAGCCCGGACCCTTGCGCGCGGCGCGCAGGTTGATGCCGCGGCCCTGAAGGAATTCGATGGTGCCGGGCTGCGAGGAGTCGATGGTGACCAGGTCGTCATCACGATAGATGACGTTGCGGATCATGGTCGGCAGACGTTCCATCGCCACCCGGCCGGAGGCTTCGTCGGCGATGTAGACGGTGTGATCGCTTTCAACCACGTAGACCTTAACGACGAACGACGGGTCTTGGCCGAAACCGAGATCCATTCCATAGCGCGGTGGCGTATTCGCCGGGACATCGAACCGGCCGGTTTTGGCATTGGGAAACACCTTGGATTCGTACCGGGTGTCATACTCGCCCAGCCAGACGTGCCGGAATCGCGGGAGGTTGCCCTTCTTGAGCACCTCCATTTCCTGCGGCATTTCGGTGTGCTGAAAATACGGATTGTCGGTGTAATCGACTTTGGTAACGATCGAATTCGGCGGCGGCTTGCCGGAGCGGAAGTAGGCATCGACCGGATCTTCCGGTTGCTCCGGATTCCAGGTCCAGATCAGCTCCGACCCGGACTTACGAACGGTCGGTAACAGAACTTCCATCGATTTGGCAGAGACGGTGCGCGCTTCCTCGATCCAAACCGTGTCCGCGCCTTCGAGCGACCGGATGCTTTCCACGTTGCGTTCGAGACCGACGAACATGAACTGCGATTTGGTCTCGTTGTGGTGGATGTAGCGGTCGGTAACGGTGAACTGGTTGGAGACGCCAAGGTCGAGGATGCGTTTCTCGATCAGCTCCTTGCTGGAGTCCCGGATCGAGTTCTGGAATTGCCGGGCGCAGACGATGCGGCGGCGTTCCTTGGCGGCGATCGTGACCAGGTAGGTAGCCACGGCCCAGGATTTGCCGGAGCCTCTGCCGCCGAACAGCGCCTTGTGACGTGCCGGCTTGAACAGCGTGGCGGCGAATTTGGTGCCCAGGCGCGCCGTAGCGGCCCCAGGAGCGGGACGTTCTAGTGCCGGTGCAGATAGAGCAGCCAAAGCGGAACGCCAATCAGGAGGTCAAGGAAGAGGATTGCGAGGGCACCCAGGAAAAGCCCGCGCCAGATCGCGCAGCAGGGACAATCGGTCCACAGATAGGCGGCGACCTTGGCGGTGAAGTGGGTCTCGGAATGGCACCAACTGGGGACTACCTTGTGCGACAAGTAGGCCAGCAGATTGGAGAGCCAGTTGTCTTCCCATTCCACCGGGCTGTCCGGATGCGGGTCGCCCATGGGAATATCGCCGGGGCGAAACTTCACCGGAAAGACCTCAACACATGGCCACCGTCGACATTACCGTGACCGAAGACGACGAAACGCCAGGCGGCATGTTGCTGCATACGCCCGGCTGCCCAATGGTGCAGGCGCATCGTGAGGCAGGTCGACAGATATGCACGATGTTCGGTTGCCAGGTGCCTTTGCCGGATATGAAGGGGACAAGGCTGCACACTTGTCTCAATCCAAAACGGACGACGTAGGCATCGGCAGCTCCGGTACATGCACCGGCACACTGTCGATCACCTTCTCGCTGTCGATTTCCTCTTTGGTGAGAAACTGCCCGGCAGGAACGCTGACAATATTGATGGTGTTGACGACCTGCTTGGCCTCGCCGAGCTGCGCGGCGTCGTTGCCTTTCAGGCCGTAACCGCGGTGCCGGTGCACGGTCGAGAGATAGTAGATGATGCAGCGGACATCGCCGGCTTCGATTAATTCGTAGAGCTTCTTCTCGGCCACGTCGCCCATGGCCTCGCGGGCTTCGAGAAGAGCCTTGGAAGCAACCGAGTTCTTGCCGATGTAATTGCGCAATAGCGTGACGGTCACGCCCAGCCGCGCCGCGGCATGCGTGATCATGCCGCGTTCCTGCGCAAGGGCATCGCACACCTTATCGATCGAGAAGTTGTGGATTTTCTCTTGCCGTGCTTCCAGACTGTTGATCTCTGGATGCATCTCGATCTGCCGGGCAGTCGGGCGGCGCTTATGCGGGTTACCGATGGGGAATAGCCTCTGACTCGGGCCAGAAAATCCTGCCCGAGGATGCCTCACATGGTGAATCTCTGGTGAACCCCCGGCCCACAACAGAAGTCGATTCAGCACGGATTGAATCGACCCCTATCACGAAAATGTCTTGACAGGAAAGGGGGCTAGACTGCGCGAGCGACTTTTGCCTGGGTGGTTTTGATGCGTGCACCACCTAATAAGGGGGTCAACAATTCCACCAGATTACCCGCAGATTTGTCGAGAAACACAGGGATACTCGCCAAAACATCGGAGGTAATCCGCATTTTATCGCCTTTTGCCAGCACGTCGTCAAAATAGCCAACGCACTCCGCTTCCTTGAGCGCGGCTATCACCGATTCGGGGATACGCATGGGGCTGCCTTCGGCATCCGCCAGCACCGGGTGGTACTTGCGCAGGCCGCGGCAGGCATAGATCGACGCGGTGCGGACCTCGGTCAATGGGAGCAGGATGTACCTAGGGAATAGCGGGTAACGCCGCATCAACAGGCGGCCGTTATGCGTAGCGACCCAGCGTTTCTTGATCTGCGGCAGGTAGGATTGCAGACCAAAACGTGCGAGTTCGGATTGCGCCAGATACTCTTGGGCCGGGTCGGTAACGATGGCCGTCCAGTCGTGTCGTGCCATGCGCAGCTCCCCTAATGCGTGTACGATTCCGGACATTTAAGGGAGCTTCTAGCAAAACGCATGGCGTTTAGCCGTATATATCTAGGTATAGGTCACCAGCGGCGACCGAGTCCGCGGATCATGCCGTACATGAATGCCCGGCCCCATGATGAACGGCGGTAGCGCGGCATCGGCACACCAGCCATGTGGTGGATCATCCGCTTCCGGAACATCAGATACGCCACTATGACAGCGAGACCGATAACCCAGCCAGCGTCTGAGCCATCGGGTTTGGATGTTGTTGTTGCCGGAGGCGTTGTTGGTTCCGGAGGTTTCGGTGTTGATGTTGCGGGTGGCGGCTCCGGAGCGATGGGTGTCGCCGCCGGGATCGATTTGGTACGGCGCGCTGGCGTGCCGCAGTAACGAGCGCGCTGCTGATTGGCGATCGCCGCTTCGGTCTCGAACTCGACGTAACGGGTATCGTAGCGCGGACAAGCGAGCGCCGCGCCACGGGCAATGATCTCCTGATTGATGTCGACGTGAGCTTCGGTGAAGCAGTAGCCGACATCGCGCTTGTAGGTCTTCTCGCCGGTGAGATAACAAGTGAGCTTGTTGCCGGTGCCGACGATCGAGATCATCACCTGTTTGGAATGCTTGCCGAGATTGGTGTTCATCTCGGCGGCGTCGACGCCCTTAAGCCGGACATGGGTCTGGTTGACCACCACGGTGTCCCCGTCGATGACACGGGCGGGGCCGTAGATCGTGAGAACGGCGAGAGTGGATGCAGTAAGAATGTCCATGTCCGGCTCCTATCGGTGCTGATGCTGGTGCTAGTGCTTGTGCGAGCGGCGATGACCGCCGCCGTGGTGGCTGAAGTGCCCAGGGATGAAATGCTGGCCGGTGGCGTACGACATGTGGCCACCGGTGTGGCAGTGATAGCCCATGCGGCCGTGGGCACCGTGGCAGCCTGCGGCATTGAGCGCGCCGGGGGTCGCATTGGCGGTAGTGGCGGTCACCAGGAGGGCGACGACGAGGCAGAGGGTCTTCATTTGTTTAGTCCTTGTGTTTGTAAATGACTGTTTAACACGTCGATATATGCCGGGTCAACCCCTGGCCGTCTTGTTCGATCGCGCCAAGAATTTGATCGGGGGTGCCTTTTTGCAGGCAGTAGGGGGCTTAACGACTGCCTCAGAGCTGATCATGGTTTGTTCTATTTGAAATGGGTGTCGCTGCGAGAGAGCGTGCCGCGGTCGTCCGCCTCCCATTTTTAAAAGTAAAATTTTTAATGCACCGTGCCCTGCCCCGTCCAGGACGCCCCGTGGACGCGCCGTCGTGGCCTAGCGCCACTGCCCTAGCAGGCTGGATTGGACGCACCACGGGGCAGCCTAGGCTGCCCCGTGGCGTTGCTGTTACTTGCTTTGCGCTTGCTTCGGCTTCTCTCGCGTTACGAGCGCCATCTGGGGCAAGCCCGCTTTGCAGAGGGCGACGATACGAGCGTGAAACAGTGCATCTAGGTCGGTATCGTTCACTAAGGTCTTGGTGGTGGTCATCTGCTTAACTCCATTTGTTGGCCGTTTCGATACTCAGTACATAATAGCGTCTGAATTAGAATACAATAGGAACTTGTAAACTTTTTCACATAATTCCCGGCTCAGCCGGATTACGATATGTTAATGCTATTGGGATGAAAAAATTTACAAGTTCCTATTGCAACCTAATTCAGACGAGAGTATTTAATCGTTATCGGAAACGCAAACGCCCCGACACGGGGCAGAAAGAACCGAGTACTGCAATGGCACATAATATCGACATGTCGAACGGCCGCGCGAATATCGCCTTCCTAGGGTCGCGCAATGACGTGTGGCACAGGCTTGGCCACGAGATGACTCCAGGCATGACCATGGACCAGTGGCTTGCGGCCGCTGGCCTCAACTGGGAAGCGGAGAAAGTCTTAGCTTGGGCAGGCAATCAACCGGCCGATATCGTCGAGGCCGATGCCTTCAAATTCATCCAAAGGAACGACACCAAGCATGTTCTAGGTGTCGCGTCGGATCGCTACTGTATCCATCAACCGCGCTCCATCGTCGAATGGTTTCAGCGCTACGTTAGCGTCGACGGCCGCTTTGGTGTCGATACTCTCATGAGTCTGAAAAAGGGTGCGCTGATCTGTGGTACGGCGCTGTTTCAAGATGACATGACCGTCGCTGGCGATAAACACATTGCGCGGCTACTCATGTCCACGACGTTTGACGGCAGTGGCTCGACAATCAATAAGGGAACTACCACTCGTGTTGTTTGCAACAACACTCTGGACGCGGCGCTGGCCGTCCCTGGTTGCGAGGTGCGGACCCGGCACAATACGCAGTTCAATGCCGACAAGGTGTCGCGCGAGCTGGAAACCATCGTGCAATCGTTCCACGCGTTCAAGGCTATGGGCGATGCCATGGCGCGGGTGACCGTCGACCAGGACGCGACTATCAAGTTCTTTAAAACGCTGCTTGATATCCCGTTCGAAACTAAGAAAGAGGAACTGAGCACCCGCAAGCTGAACCAGTATGAGGATCTGTGGCGCGCCTATCGCACGACGGCCACGGAAACCGACACGGGCACAGCGTGGACGGCACTTAACGCAGTGACACGCTACGTCGATCACGATCGCTCGACTCGCGGCGGTGACCCTGGCGAAGGCCGGTTCTTGTCCGCGCAATTCGGCAGTGGCGCACAAATGAAAGCGCAAGCGGTGGAAGTCCTATGCGAAATGGGTGAACTCCATTTCGCGGACTTCCAGAAGGCAATGGGCAGCACAAAATCAATGGCGGGAACGGACGACGTGTCCGCCATGCTTCGCTCAGCCACGCGCCCGCACTGATCAGCACCAAGGACGAAACCCTGCCCCACGGGGCAGGGTCACGCCGTGACGCGGCGTCTGAAGAGTCCTCAGCAACATAGGAGCTAACAATGCCGACTAACAAGCCCGACACGATGCTTTGGTTATCCGAAGCACGCGGCATTTATATCCCGCAACATTTTGCCAATTCGTTCGCCAACCGCGACCAAGCGGTGCGCGGCGTCTCAGCGGAGGATTGGGCGATCCTGGAAGCGGGTCCGGACCATGAATATTACTGGGACACATGGACCGACGTTTGCGACCGCGCCATCGTTACCGACGATGTCGGTACGCAGTATCGCGTTCACCAAGACGGGGATTGTTGGCTGATCCCCGTCGGGATGGAATGGAACGACGACAAAGATTTTTTCGTGTGGCCGGAGGCCGAGCAAGACCCTGACCATGCTCGCGAGGATCAGCCGGAAAGGAACGTGTGATGCTGGAACATCTTTTCGTTAGCAGCGGCAGCGGCAATCTTTACGACACGCGCAATCCCGCATGGTCGAAACTGCCGCCACTCCGGCGCGGGTTCAAACGCACCTATGCCGAAATTTACAACGCTGCGCAGTTCAAGTCGACCTTGCGCAATGGGGCGTACGCCTGGCCAGGCGGATATCCCCTGTATTTGGTCGCCAGTGACGGGGAAGCCTTGTGCTTCCCCTGCGCTCGCAAGGAAGCCCGCAGCGTCCTGCAATCGATCCTGGACCAATGCGACGATGTTTGGCGGGTGATCGCGTGCGAGGTAAACTGGGAAGACCAGGACTTGCACTGCGCTCACTGCAGCAAGCCTATCGAGTCAGCGTACTACGGGGCGGATTAATTTTCCCTGGCGTGGCGCTCAGCCACGCCCCAACAATGGAGTTAAGCAAGTGCATATCCTTGGCAAGCTCGACAGCCTTGACCAGCGTATCGCCAATTCCAAGCTTCCGGCCGAAATGAAAGAGTGCTTCCACCTGCTGCTGCTGCGCATGGCGGAGATCGACGGCACGGTGACGGCCAGCGCCTATCGCGATCTCGCGCCGGAAGAGCGGGACGAGCCGCCAACCGGCGATCACTACAATAACCTCTGGGATTCCATCCTGGACGAAATAAACGCAGCAACCAGCAAA